AGACGCATCGGCGAGGGGCTGGGTAGGGCTAAGTATGGACACCAACATCACCGACATCCGCGCAGTGTCGAAGCCTCTCACCGAGGCGTCGCTCTGCACCTGGCTGGGCGCCGCGGCTCCCGGCGACAGCATCACCTATCACCGCGGCGCGCTCGCCCGGCAGGTCTGCCCGCAGTTGCAGTGCCTGCCCGAGCCGGAGCGCACCGCGCTGCAGCGCCTGGCAGCCCGCGCCTGGAAGCTCGCCGAGCTCGGCCTGGCGGACATCGTGCAGCGCCGGCACGGCTATGAGGACTACGCCTACATCCTCGTCGCCCGCCGTCGCCCGCGCCGCGCCGCCTCCGCCATGCTGCCGATGCTGCTCGCGGAGGCCGCGTGATGGACGCGCTCCGCACCAATCGCCCCACCCTCGACGCGCTGCGCCACATGCCGGTGAGTGACGTCATCGCGCTGCCGTCCGAGCATCTGGCGCTGCTGCAGACCGATGCGCGCGAGGCACTGGATGCCGCCAAGCGCATGCAGGACTGGATCGAGGCGGCAATCGCGCTCCGCTACGAGCAGCGCGCCATCGGCGCCCGTGCCGCCGCCGGCAAGGACACTGGCACCGTTCGCTTCCAGGACGGCGCCGTCGAGATCGCAGTCGATCTGCCTAAGCGGGTGGATTGGGACCAGACGCGCCTCGCCGCGCTGTCGGAGCAGATCCGCGCTGGCGGCGAGGATCCGGGCCAATACGTCGAGGTCAGCTTCAAGGTCTCGGAGCGGGCCTACACCGCCTGGCCGGACCGCATTCGCACAGCCTTCGAGCCGGCCCGCACGGTCCGCACCGGCCGCGCCACGTATCGCCTCGCCATCATGTCCGAGACGGCGCTGCGCGACAGCCCGCATGCATCCGGCATGCTCCCGATGCGGGGAGGCCGCTGATGGCGCTGCGCATCATCACCGCAGACGAGCGGCAGGCCGAGGAGCGCGGTGTCAAGGCCGCCATCCTCGGCAAGCCCGGCATGGGCAAGACCTGGCTTCTGAACACGACCTGCGCCGTGACCACTCTCTTCATGGACCTCGAGGCGGGTGATCTCGCCGTGCAGGGCTGGCGGGGCGCTTCGATCCGCCCGCGGACGTGGGAGGAATGCCGCGACCTGGCGCTGTTCCTCGCCGGCCCGAACCCCGCCCTGCGCGACGACCAGCCCTATTCCGCAGCCCAGCATGCGCGGGTGGTTCACGAATACGGCGATCCGGCGCGCATGGACCACTACGTCACGCTGTTCATCGACAGCATCACTGTCGCCGGTCGCCTCTGCTTCCAATGGTGCCGCGGCCAGCCCGAGGCCTTCGCGGAGCGCACCGGAAAGCCTGACGTGCGCGGCGCCTACGGGCTGCATGGGCGCGAGATGATCGCCTGGCTCACACATCTGCAGCACGCCCGCGGCCGCAACGTGATCTTCGTCGGGATCCTCGACGAGAAGCTCGACGACTTCAATCGCCGCGTCTTCAGCCTGCAGATCGAGGGCAGCAAAACCAGCCTCGAACTGCCCGGCATCGTCGATGAAGTGCTGACGCTGGCGGAGATCAAGGACCAGGGCGGGCAGCCGTTCCGGGCGCTGGTCTGCCAGACGCTGAACCCCTGGGGCTATCCGGCGAAGGACCGCAGCGGCCGGCTCGACCTGCTGGAGCCGCCGGATCTCGGCCGCCTCTTCGCAAAGATCCGCGGCACCGCAGCCCCCCCCGCGGCGGCACCCGCGCTGCCCGCGCCGCTCATGACCGCCCCCACCGACACCCCCACCACCTGACCGGAGGAGAAGCATCATGGCTTCCTGGAATGACTACAACGACGCCCAGTCCAACCCGAACCTGATCCCCAAGGGGACGCTGGCAAAGGTCCGCCTCACCATCCGCCCCGGTGGCTTCGACGATCCGAGCCAAGGCTGGACGGGCGGCTACGCCACGCGCGGCAGCACCGGCGCCGTCTATCTCAATGGCGAGTTCACCGTGCTGGAGGGGCCCTACGCCAAGCGGAAGATCTTCACGCTGATCGGGCTCTATAGCCCGAAGGGGCCGGAGTGGGCTGGGATGGGCCGCAGCTTCCTGCGCGGGATGCTGAACTCCGCCCGCGGCATCTCCGACAAGGATGTCTCGCCCCAGGCGCAGGCGGCGCGCCGCATCGGCGGCTTCGCGGATCTGGATGGCCTCGAGTTCGTGGCGAAGATCGAGCACGGCACCGATGCGGGCGGCGAGACCAAGAACGAAATCCGCATGGCGGTGACGCCGGACCATCGCGATTACGCGCTGGCGATGGGACGCACCGCTGCGCCGGCCGGATACGCACCACCGGCCTATGCCCCGCCAGCACAGGGCTACGCCCCGCCCGCGCACACGGCGCCGCCGGCCGCGCCCGCCATGCACCAGGGCGCCTTCCCGGCCTCGGCACAGCAGCTCGCTCCTGGCGCCGATCCGCGTCCCGCCTGGGCGCGCTGAGAGAGGGCCGCACCAGCATGATGCTCCGCCCCCGCCAGAAGCTCTTCGTCGAGCGCAGCCTTCATGCGCTCGGCCAGCACGGGAATACCCTCGGCGTCGCCCCGACCGGCGCCGGCAAGACGATCATGCTGTCGGCGGCGGTGGGCGAGCATATCGGCAGTGGCGCCGCCAAGGCTGCCGTCCTCGCCCATCGGGATGAGCTGACAGCGCAAAACCTGGCGAAGTTCCGCCGCGTGAACCCCGGCATCCCCACCTCGGTGGTGGATGCCGGCCAGAAATCCTGGGGCGGCCAGGTCACCTTCGCCATGGTGCCGACCCTGACCCGCCAGGCGAACCTGGAGGCGATGCCGGCGCTGGACCTGCTGGTGATCGACGAGGCGCATCACGCCGTCGCAGACAGCTATCGCCGGATCATCGATCGCGCGCTGCAGCGCAATCCCGAATGCCGAATCTATGGCGTCACGGCGACGCCGAACCGCGGCGACAAGGTCGGGCTGCGACAGGTCTTCTCGAACGTCGCCGACCAGATCCGGCTCGGCGAGCTGATCGCCTCCGGCCACCTCGTGCCGCCGCGCACCTTCATCATCGATGTCGGCGTGCAGGACGAGCTCCGGGCCGTCCGCCGCAGTGGCGATGATTTCGACATGGGCGAGGTCGCCCGCGTCATGGACACGGTGCCGGTCACCGACGCGGTGGTGAAGCACTGGCAGGAGAAGGCGGGCGGCCGCCAGACCGTGGCCTTCTGCTCCACGGTTGCGCATGCCGAGCACGTCGCCGCGGCCTTCAACTCGGCCGGCGTCCCCACCGTCGTGGTGACCGGCGACATGCCGGACGGCGAGCGCCGCTCTGTCCTGGCGGCCTATGCGAAGGGCGAGGCACGGATCGTCGTCAATGTCGCGGTGCTGACGGAGGGCTGGGACCACCCGCCCACCTCCTGCGTCATCCTGCTGCGGCCGGCCTCCTTCAAATGCACCATGATCCAGATGGTCGGCCGCGGGCTCCGCACCGTGGATCCGGCTGAGCATCCCGGCATCGTCAAGCGCGACTGCATCGTCCTCGACTTCGGCACCTCCTCGCAGATCCATGGCTGTCTGGAGCAGGATGTCGATCTCGACAGCCAGCCCGGCGAAGGTGAGCCGCCCACCAAGACCTGCCCCTCCTGTGATGCCGAGGTGCCGATCGCGGTGATGGAGTGCCCGATCTGCGGTCACGCCTTCGAGCCGCGCGGGCGCGAGGCGGCGCCGCTTTCCGATTTCATCATGACGGAGATCGATCTGCTCCGCCGCTCCGCCTTCCAGTGGTGTGACCTATTCGGCGACGACGCCGCGCTGCTCGCCAATGGGTTCAACGGTTGGGCCGGGATCTTCTTCCTGAACGGCGCCTGGCACGCGGTCGGCGGGGCGAAGGAGGAGCGGCCGCGCCTGCTGTCCATCGGCGAGAGGCTGGTGGCGCTGGCCGCGGCGGATGACTGGCTGAACGCCTACGAGACCGACGAAAGCGCCCATAAGAGCCGGCGCTGGCTGCGCGAGCCGCCGACCGAGCGTCAGCTGATCCACCTGCCGCCGGCGGTCCGGGCCGATCTCGGCATGACGCGTTACCAGGCCTCGGCGCTGCTGACCTTCAAGTTCAACAAGCAGGTGATCCAGCATCTCGTCCGCAGCGCCCAGCCCGCAGCGCTGGGGCAGGCCGCATGATCGATGGCCCGCTCCCCGGAACCGCCCTGCGCCGTCTGCTCCCGCCCGGCGCGTGGCTTTGGCTGGTTCGACCCGGTGCCGCGGAAGAAGCCGCGGCCCTCGGTCTGCTTCTGCTGCATCGCCTGCCAGGGCTTCTGGTCGCGCTTGGCGGGGAGGTCGTCCGCCATGGTTGACCTCACCGAGCAGGAGAAGGCCGCGATGCGCGCCGCCATGCGCCGCGTGGCGGAGACGATGGCCGAGATCGGCTGGGGCACCCGCTTCCAGGAGCTGAGCGAGGCGCAGGTGCTCACCCTGATTGAGGTCGCCGTCGGCGGCTTCCAGGAGGCGATGCAGGCGATCGCCCGGCAGGACGCGGCGGCGGAGGTGCCCTTCTGATGCTCGACTTCAACAGCCGCAGCCAGACCTCAACGCATGTGAATGCCGCCATCGACGCGGCGCTGGTCGCCTCCAATCAGGCAGCGCCGCCGCGCAGCTATCTGGGTGGGTCGCGCCTCGGCCATGCCTGCGAGCGGGCGCTGCAATTCGAGTTCGTGAAGGCCCCGAAGGATGAGGGCGCCGACTTCGACGGCCGGCTGCTGCGCATCTTCGGGATCGGCCACGCGCTGGAGGACGTGGCCGTCGCCTGGCTCCGGGGTGCGGGCTTCGATCTCTACACCCGCCGTGGCGGTGGCGGGCATGGCGAGCAGTTCGGCTTCTCCGTCGCGGGTGGTCGCATCCGCGGCCATGTCGATGGCGTCTTCGCCGGCGGGCCGACCATCCCCGGCATGGCGTTCCCGGCGCTGTGGGAATGCAAGACCATGAACGCCAAGGCCTGGCGCGAGACGTCCAGCAAGGGCGTCGCCGTGGCCAAGCCGATCTATGCAGCGCAGATCGCGGTCTACCAGGCATACATGGACGCCAGTGTCCCGGGCGTCGCCGACAACCCGGCGCTGTTCACCGCCATCAACAAGGACACCGCCGAGCTTCACCACGAGCTCGTGCCGTTCAACGCCGAGCTGGCGCAGCGCATGTCTGACCGGGCCGTGCGCATCCTGGCCGCGACGGATGCTGGCGAGTTGCTGCCCCGCGTTGCCGCCCAGGCCGATCACTTTGAGTGCCGCTTCTGCCCCTGGGCCAAGCGCTGCTGGGCGCTGCCTGCATGACCGCATGGGGCGACTTCAACGATGCCGCACCGCTGCTGGAGCAGGGCGTCGGCGACATTCCCGCCAGTGGGCAGATCGCCCTCGATCAACTTCCCGGCGCTGGGCAGTCGATGCTGGAAGCCGCTGGACCCATCGCGCCGGACATCGAGCAGATCGCCGCCTTCCTCGACGTAGTGTTCGGCTATTGCGACGGGCTGATCCCCGTCCGCGGCTTCGTCGACCAGGGCCAAGGCCTCGACACCAAGCCTCACAACATCTGGGTGCCGGCCGATCGACACGCCGCCGCATCCCTCAGCGCGTACGCGACCTGGGCCTCGCGCGAAGGCAGCGCCGTCTATGTCATCCCCGGCACCGTCGCCGAGCAGGGTCAGGCCCGCGCCGAGCATGTGCTGCAGATGCAGACGGTGGTGGTCGATCTCGATGCCGGCGATATCGCCGCCAAGCTGGCGCACCTCGTCCACCACCTGGGTGCGCCCACCCTCCTCGTCGAAAGCGGCGGCCGCACCGCCGAGGGCGCCGCCAAGCTGCACGCCTGGTGGCGGCTCACCGAGCCGGCCGAGGGCGACGACGTGGCGCGGCTCTGCGCGCTGCGTGGCGAGATCGCGGAGAAGGTCGGCGGCGACCTGCACTTCCGATCGGCTCATCAGCCCATCCGCTTGCCCGGCACCGTCCACCAGAAGCATGGCGTGCAGCGGCGGGTCATCATCCGGGAGCACCGGCCCAGGGTCGAGGTCGAGCTGCCCGACTTCGCCGCGGCCGTTGCCGCCATGCCCACCATGCCGGGCCTGGAGGCGCCCAGCGCCACCGCGGGCGCCAATCGGCCAGGGCTCGATGCCGTCCTCACCACGCCGGTGCGTGAGGGCAGCCAGGATGCCTGGACTCGCTTCCAGGGCGCCAGCGCGGCCATCGGTCACTTTGTCCGCATGGTCCACGAGGGCCGCATCACTGGCGACGAGGGCTGGGAGGCGATCTGCCAGTACAACGCCGCCTGCCTCCGCCCGGCGTGGCCGCTGGACCGCCTCAAGGTCGAGGCCGATGCGATCTGGGCCCTGCACGTCGACCGCAACGGGCAGCCCCTGCTCCGCGCCACCATGATCGCTGCCGAACGCACGGGACGGCGCGCCGTGCTGCTGGAGATCGACCCCGCCTATGCCGACGTCATCGTGCGGCGCTGGCAGGAAGTCACCGGCGAGGCCGCGGTGCTGGAGGGCGATGATCGCATCTTTGCCGATGTCGCCGCGCTGCGAGCCAGGGAGACCAGCTCGGCCATGGGTAACACCCAAGTTCAACGCGGCGGCAACTGAGCCTCAGGTTCCTGCATCCAGGCCGGGATGTCGCGCTGCGCGTGCAGCACCCGCCAGACGTCGAGGTGGTCCTCCCGCTCGACGTAAAATACCAGATACGGGTAGCGCCGGAGCGGCAAGGCACGGAGCCCTTCCAGCCGCAACTCGAAGGCATAGCGTGGCGAGCCCACGGCCGGATGCTGCGCGATCCGCCGGAACGCCCGCTCCAGCGCGTCAATGAAGGCCAGCGCGACCGACTCGCCGGCCTCCGCCGCGTAGTGGGCGATGGCCTGGTCGATGTCCCGCTGTGCCGCCTCCCTCGGAATGACCGGCTTGGCGGTCACGCCTGCGGTCGGCGGATGCGGCGGCGGAGCGTGTCGAAATAGGCGTCATCCGCCGGCGCCGTCGGGGCCGAGGCGGCGCCGTCCAGCAGCAGGCCGCGCAGGCGCTCGCGCTCCTGGTCCTTGCGGATCAGCTCGCGGACATACTCGCTGCTGGTGCTGTAGCCACGCGCGGCGACCTGCTCATCCACGAAGGATTTCAGCCCATCCGGCAGGGAGACGTTCATGGTGCCCATGGGCCAGACGATACCCTGGCTTGGCAAAAATTGGCAAGAATGATGTGCGCCGGGAGGCGCTCCAGGCCGGCGGCCGGCATGATCATGATGTGATCCAGACCGCCGAAACTTAGCATGTGTGGATGGCCCCCGGGCTTCAAGGGCAGTGGATGGCAATCTGATGCAGCGGGTTGCCTGCGGTCATGTGTCCGGCCTTTTGTGCGGTCAGCACGACCGCTGGCCCTGATGGGTTCCGCGAGTTG